TACTGAAGAACAGATGGTCAGGTGACACTGGCTTATGTAATAGCCTTCAGTACATGAAGGACAGTGGACGTATGGTTGAAGTATTCTTTGATGACGAGGAAGAACCAGACGTAGAATTTTAACTAGTGCGGAGACACAGTATGGAATACATATGGGACTTAGAAGCAGACCATCTACTCAAAGAGGTGACACAAGTTTGGTGTCATGTCTTCAGGGATGTACACACTGACGAGGTACACACCTTTGACCCAACACAGACGCAAGAAGCATTAGAGTTTATGGACAATGCACAGACCTTGATTGGTCACAACATCATTGACTACGACTTGCGTGTGATGAAGAAGCTACATGACTACACCTACAAGGGTAAGATAGTAGATACGTTGGTATACTCTAGGACAGTGTGGTCTGATGTAAAAGAGATTGACTTCAAGCTTAGTAAGAAGGGTGACTTCCCTCAGAAGCTAATAGGTAGTCACTCACTCAAAGCATGGGGCTACAGACTAGGAGAATTAAAAGGTGACTTCAATATTGGTGGCGAGAGCTTTGCAGTATACACCCCTGAGATGCTCGACTACTGCATCCAAGACACACAGGTTACAGCAAAACTTTATCGTAAAATTATGGAGAAAAATTTCAGCCAACAGGCACTAGACTTGGAGACTGAGATACATACATGCCTACTACAGCAACAGGAACATGGGTTTCCCTTTGATGTTAAGTCGGCTCAGTCTTTGTACATTACCCTTTCAGAGCGTAGGTCAGAGATTGAGAATGAACTACAGAATATCTTTGAGCCTACGATAGTAGAGTTGAAGACTAAGACTAAGACCATTCCATTCAACCCTGCATCACGCCAGCAGATTGCTGATCGACTGATGAAGAAGGGATGGAAGCCTGAGGCTTTCACTGACAATGGTGAACCAAAGGTAGATGAGACAGTACTATCTGGTATTGATATGCCAGAGGCTAGGATGCTCAGTGAGTATCTCCTACTAAACAAACGTATTGGTCAGCTATCAACTGGTAAGCAAGCATGGTTAAAGATGGAGAAGGGTGGTAAATTACATGGACGAGTTAATCATATGGGGGCTGTTACCTCTCGCTGTACTCACTCCAATCCTAATCTGGCTCAAGTTCCATCCGTGTCTGCGCCGTATGGTAAGGAGTGTAGAGAATTATTCATCGCTCCTGCTGGGTATAGTCTACTTGGTGCTGATGCTAGTGGTCTTGAGTTGCGTTGTCTTGCTCATTATATGGCTGCTTTTGACAATGGAGATTATGCTGATGTCGTATTGAATGGGGACATTCACACTGCGAACCAGAAAGCTGCTGGTCTTGAGTCACGTAACCAAGCCAAGACATTCATCTATGGATTCTTGTATGGGAGTGGTGATGAGAAGACAGGTAAGATTATAGGCAAGGGTGCTAAGGAAGGTAGAGCAATCAAGAAGAAGTTCTTAGCTAAACTACCAGCACTCAAGTATCTCAAGGATGCTGTTGCTAAGGCTGCTGATGAACGTGGTTGGGTAAAGGGTTTGGATGGACGTATCATTCCTATCCGACACAGCCACGCAGCATTGAACACTCTACTACAGAGTGCAGGTGCTATCATCTGTAAGACATGGTACGTGTTCATTGCTCGTGCTATCAAAGAAGCAAACTTGGACGCACAGATTGTAGCGTTCATCCACGATGAGGTACAGGTTCTAGTAAAGGAAGGACAGGAAGATGAAGCAGGGCGAGTTATTCAACGATGTATGCGAGATGTCGAACAGCACTTCTCTTTCAGATGTCAACTCGACAGTGATTACAAGTACGGACGAAACTGGTCAGACACGCATTGATGCAGTAACTTGTAATGTGTGTGACACTATGCAACCAGTAGCAAACTTTGAGATTGCTGCTAGTGGCGCAGTACGTAGGACATGTAACTCCTGTCGCAATGGACAAGCTAAGATAGTTATGAGGTTGAAGAAAGAAAACCCATACCCATCTATGGATTATGCCTGTCCTATCTGTGACAGAACTATGGATGACCTGAGCAAACTAGGTCAGCCTATGTATAACAAGTGGGTGTTAGATCACTGCCACGATACCAACACATTCAGGGGATGGCTATGCAATAGCTGTAACGCTGGGTTGGGTAGGTTCTCTGATAGCTTGGAGAGAGTAGGTAAGGCAACTGAATACTTAGAGGAGCATAAGATAACACATGGACTTTGATTTCTTTTTTAAGATGGTATGTACTATCAGCTTTGCTGGTATCACACTATGCCTATGTATAAAGTGGATTGTTGAATCATACCTAGACTATGTACAAGTTATGACAGGTATTAGGGTACTGACCCACAGCAAACTAAAAGATATGGAACATGAACGAGAGGATATAGACGATGACCCTACTGCTTATTGATGGAGACATTATAGCTTACAAAGCATCAGTCTCAGCAGAGACACCAGTAAATTGGGGTGATGGTTTGTGGACTCTACACTGCTGGGAAGATGAAGTAGCTATACGAATTGATGACCAGATAACAAAGCTTACAGATGAAGCACCAGTACAGGATTGTATTGTTGCCTTGTCTGATAAAGAGAACTATCGCAAGGAGCTAGCACCATACTACAAAGCCAACAGAAGCAAGACACGTAAGCCTATGCTTCTACAATGGGCAAGAGAATACATGGCTAGCAAGTACAATACTATTATATACAGGAGATTGGAAGCAGATGATGTCTTGGGGATATTGGGTACTGCGAATCCAGATACTATTATTTGGTCTGAAGATAAGGACTTACTTACTGTGCCAGCGAAGCATTGGATTGATGGTGAGGTTGTTGAGATTAGTCAAGAAGAAGCTGACTATAACTTCTTTACTCAGGCTTTGGTTGGAGATTCTACCGACAACTATAAGGGATGTCCTTCGGTGGGTCACAAGACTGCTGAGAAAATTCTGGAGTTTGGTGATGGTTGGGGTGCAGTGGTTCGTGCGTATATATCTAAAGGCTTATCAGAAGAGGTAGCCTTAGAGAACGCACGACTGGCACGTATCCTACGTAACGGTGAGTATGACACAGACACAGCAGAGGTAAAGTTATGGCAGAGCAGCTAAGACACGAAGAGTATATGAAACAACAAGCAGATATGGTCAACAGTCCTGCTCACTACGCAGACAGTGGTATTGAAACCATTGACTACATTGTAGATGTGCTTGGCGAGTTTGAGGCTATCAGCTACTGTCATGGTAACGTAATTAAATATACAGGTTCTCGTCTATGGAAGAAGGGTAATCCTATTGAGGATGCTAAGAAAGCTCGATGGTACATGGACAAGATGATTGAACTAATGGAAAAGACTAAAGGGGTAAACTGGTAATGGATAATGTAACTTTTCGGATAGACCGTTATGATGATGATGGTGAATATATTGGACATGTTGAACACACCTTCCAATGTGAAGGTCATCTCTCTGAGATGCTATTCAATTTCAAAGCTTTCTTACAGGGCATGACCTTCGGCTACGTAAAGAATGTGTACGCTGTTAAGGATGATGGCGAAGAGGTTGGCGAGGAATGATGAACCTACATGATTACCAGATGCAAGCTCTGCGTACAGCAGTGTACCCTAAGAAATATTCTATCTCCTATCCTGCTCTTGGCCTAGCCGAAGAAGCAGGTGAGGTGGCAGGTAAGATAGCTAAGATGATGAGGGATGACATTCCCCTAATGACACAGAAGAAGAAGATTGAGGCAGAGATGGGTGATGTGTTGTGGATGCTTGCAGCACTAGCACACGATACTGGACTTTCCCTACAAGAAATAGCAGAGAAGAACTTAATTAAACTAAATGCACGACAGTCATCAGGGACTCTGCATGGAGAGGGAGATAATAGATGATTAGTAATCACCTACCAACTGACTACCAGACATTCATTGCTACCAGTCGGTACGCACGGTGGCTTGAGGATGAGAACAGGCGAGAGACTTGGTCTGAGACAGTGCAACGATACATCAACTACATTGCTACTACTGGTCTACCAGCTAAAGACTTAGAAGGGATTGAGGAAGCTATCATCAACCTTGAGGTGATGCCTAGCATGAGAGCCTTGATGACAGCAGGGGTAGCAGCAGACCGTGACAACACCTGCATCTACAACTGTAGCTACCTGCCAGTGGATCACATCCGTGCCTTTGATGAGGCTATGTTTATCCTACTGTGTGGCACAGGGGTGGGCTTTAGTGTTGAACGTCAGTTCATTACCAAGCTTCCTGACATACCAGAAGCATTAGATATTAGTGATGACATCATAGCTGTTAAGGATAGTAAAGAAGGTTGGGCAAAGTCCCTACATAAACTACTATCTCATTTATATTCAGGTGACATTCCTAAGTGGGACACATCACAGGTACGCCCTGCTGGTGCAAGGCTAAAGACAT